TTATCTCGTACGATTAAATTCAACAACTGCATCGTTACGTTGCTTATCTATATAATTAGCCAAGTCATTAACATGGATCATTCTGGGGGATTTTTGGCTATCGTTTAGTCTGTATGTTGGTATTGGTAGCTCCCCCGCATTAGCCTTTCTTTCAGCTGTCGTTTGACTCATTTTTAAATATTTCTCTGCGATATCTGCTAATGGTATTTGTGATGTCCCAAATTCAGCCATGAGAAGAAATGCCGTATTCATCGAAATCATTTATCACCTCCTTTCCTATACCCATTCTCCATAATGGACTGTGCAATAATTGCGGGTGAGTTATCCCAATGAGCATCACAAATGATATCGTTTAACTGATATTTGCTAATGTCATCTAAAGTCTTAGGCAAGGTGTCATGAGGTAGCTTTAAAAGGATAGAGTCACCCGTCATACTCACCGTAATATCAATGATCTGCTCAGTGGTAAAATCTGTTTTACGATAACCAGCTTTCCAGACGGCATCAGTTATATCACCGGGATCAGCAATGTTGTCTGAAATTAATTTAATTAAAACAGGATCAGTCGTAGTCATGATCTACCTCCAAGACAGAGACTAATTGCGCGCTAGCTTCTGTTTCAGCTTTATTAACAAGTTGCATAAACTCTTCGTGAGTAATGAGCTTTTTAAGTTCAGCAACTAAAATTTCATTTCTGAGTATTCGGCGTGAATAATCGACCTCTTTACGTTGGCGCTTTAAAATAGCCAGTTGATCGCAAATATATCGACGTTGCCAGTTCAAGTATTTACGGGCTGTTTTTGCGCGAGTAGCCCATTCAGGGTATCTCTCTTCTTTTCTGTCAAGCTCCGCATCGATACGCATAATAGAAGAGTTGCAATAAGCCAAAGCCCGCAGATAGTCTTCAAGTGTTTTTAGTTCATCTAAAATTAAGCGGTTATCTTTATCAAATTTCAGCATGGCGAGCTCCTTTCGATTTACGTTTTTTCTTTTTAATGTTCGGTGTTAACTTTGGCTTAGTAATTTGTTTAGGGGTAGGGCGGGGCTTATATACTCCGTCATGGATAAACCGCCTAAAATTTAAGTCATGAAGATAAGGCTCGATATAACAGCGCCCATCATCAAAATGATGAATTGCCTTAATAAGCGGATCGTCATATTCATTAATCTCATGATCAGTGTTGTTCTTCTCAATCACTGGTTTGCCTCCTTGCAAATAATCTTGTAAGCCCGTAATACGTGACTCGGTTTGCCATAAAGAGTGGTGACACGAAAAAAGAACCCGATAGTGCTTTCGTGAACGGGGGTAAAAAGTAATGCCCGATCAACTAACCGATTTAGTTTTCTGCGCTCAGTGATGAAGGAAAAAATAACCACTTTTGCCACGTTCCGCTTTTCACTCACAATATATTCAATTTTCATTAGTCATTCCCTATGATTTGGTCTCGTAAGGATTGAGATAATTTGTGGACATCCTTTTTCATGGACATGGCGATTAAGATAGGCTCTCCATACATTTCCGATGTTAAGGCATCCATGGCAAACATCACGGATAGCTCGTCTTCGCTAGGCAAAATATCCACGCTACCTCTGCCAAACATTAAATAAGGAAGAGCTAAATAGACTGATGCTATATAAGGTGTTTTTCCTTTTTTATATTTGCGGTCCAGCAAGTCGCCAAAATTGGGGTAACTCCCTCGCATGAGAATTAATTCTGACTTCTCAAATGGCCTAAATTCCTCATCTTGATCATAACGGTAATAGGTAACAGTGTGACTTCCATCATCATGGCTATTGATATCAAGAAACTCAGCCTCATCAGGTACTGAATATACAAACTGAACAGCAATATCCTGGTTGAACTCTGCATTATGTTTCATTTTAATTAATGCATGCCCGTTAGTTGCTTCTATGTATAGGTTATTAATGTGAACAACCTTTGTGACTATGCGAGGATCATCATTCGCGGATATTAAGGCTAAAGCAGCGCGGATTAAGTCAGCATCGATGAGTGGTAATTTTACTTTCATTATTTATCCTCCCACCCAATAGCTTGAAATAATCCCATTTTCGGGTGATACCAGCGAGTGCCACGTTTTTCTGCTTCGTCCATCATGTGTTTCATTGCCACCATGAAGTCAGTCTCATGGATGATCGCCATAGGTCTAGGCATACCCTCTGGGGTAAGAATGGTTATTTGGTCTTTTCTGACACCATATTGATTGGCAAGTGTCTTGCATTTATCAATCGTCATTCCCGATTTGGTTTTCGCTAATGAGTAACCAATCCAACCTACCGGGAGTGTTCCTTGTTTTATTTGCTCAACGACTTCATTCACTTGTTCAACTTTTTGTTCTACATGAGATATACGGCGTTCGCTTTCTAGGTTAGCCAATGCCATAGCAGCAATAATTTCTGCTTGCGATTTTGGCTTGACTCGTTCATCTTCAAGTTCTTTCCAGCGATCAACTAAGCGAGCTGTAAATTCAGGATAGAGTTGAGCCACTACAATGATGCTATCGCGCTTTCCTTTCTCACCTGAAAAAACATAATGTTTTGGTATTACGCCATTGGCTGATTTAATCCCATCCTCCGTCGGAGGTTGGGAAATAACACCGCTATTGGTTAGCCTTTCGATAGTTCTTTTTACATTATCTTCACGAGCACCAACTAATTCAGCGATCTCTTTCGAGGTCATTGACGCATTGGCACTAATTAAATTATTCATAAATAACTCTCCGTCACTTTAATTTTTGCTTTATCTAAACAACGCTTAGATGATTGATTACTTATTTTTTGTTGATAACTCATTGCGCCTTTGGCTGGTGGTTCTGCAATAATAAAAGCTTGGTTATATTGCTCTATTGCGCGCCTATAAAATCCTTTACTCTCTAATTGCTTGCCTTTTTTCATGAATTCAGAATACGTCATGATATTTATATTCCTCCCCATTTAAGTAAGGAGGTAAATATTCAACGATATAATCAATCATGAATTTACCTATTTCAGAAATAGAACCATTAGATTTATATAAACGCTCATAGGTGTTATAGATATCTTTATCACTCCACTTACAACGTTGACGGCAATCTTTTTCTTCATAGACATCACGGAAGAAATTATTTAAATTTTCAAAGCTAATTTCTGTAATAACAGTTTTATTATTTAACTTTGATTTAAACTCAGCTTTCTTTCCATTTTGTTTAATATAAATAAGCACTGAGTTGATAAAACGCTTTCTTCTTACTTCAAGTAAATTAACTTTATCCATGTTGCTTACTCCTGATTTAGAGCGCAGCAATCCCTAGCATGAACGCTATAATTAATTTTTATTTAGTGGATGATTTATTTATTGGTTAAAGCATTATTTAATTCGTAATATAATCTGTCAGCTTCTTTTTCTGCCTCATCATATTTTTCTACAGCTTTAGCATATTCCTTTTGTAAGCGTTCAATATTACGCTCTTGCTTTAATCTCTCTTGGAGTTCGGTTAGTTTAGCTTCTTTGCGTTCCATAAAGTGTTCGGTAGGTTCGCCACGCTTGAAAGCGATTGTGCCATTTTCAAGTTCGCATTGTTCACCTTCATAGTTAGTCTCAATGCCTTCTTTGTGAAATTCACGCTCAGTGAGAATGTTTGCTAACTTATTTAATGCTGAACGCTCACTTAAGTAAGCCCGATTAGCACCTGTAATAATATAAACAGGGCGCATGGCAATAGTAATTTGATTATCAGTTGCTTTCTGAATAGCTTCGTGTTGGTTATTCATTCCCGTGTTCCTTTTATTTTTCGATTTGATATTTCGTATTCAATTCCACCAAGTTTGTCATTTAATATTGATATCAATAATGATACTTGGCTTAAAAATAATCCCACATCACCAAGATGATCTTTACCATCGGGATAATTTTCATTAGCATCAGCCCAAAACATAAAATCGCCGAATACCTTCATTCCTGTAATGAGTGAATCAATAGCTAATTCTAAATTACCTCTTAAGTTGCCTAGTTCTTTTTCCGATAATTTGTTTAAATCAGGAAGAACAATTAATTCATCGATATTCATTGTGCCTCCGTGAAACTTACTTTTTCATAAACGGTTTCTAAATTTAATTTTGCTGACTGGATTAAATTTGTAATTTGAATATCGTAATTTTTAATATGACCGCTTTCTTCAGCTACTTTTAAATTAATTGCAGTTTCTAATGTTTTTAAAATACACCCGACAGCCGTTTCAATTGTATCGTTATTACTGATTTTAATTTCACCGATAGGCTTTGGTGATTTATCAGTATTAATGCTTGATACATTTTCCTTGGCTCTTTCTATATTGGCTACTGCTGATTCAATCGCATTAAACATATTATCGCTAGGCATTACATTATCGTTGATAATGATATTTAAAATAGAAGTTGCATAAACTAATTCATCACAAGCGGATTCTTTTAACTTAGTGTTATTCATCATTTAAAACCTCATTAATTTCATCTTCTGCTTGAGATAATAAGCTAAGTTGAATTGCTCGCTCTTCGCTATTACGAGAAAGAAACTGAGCTGAAATTAAGAATGCTTTTACTCTGTGTAATGTATCTAGCATTCTCCCGCTATCTACATTAATTATTTCTTTTGTCATGATCATTATCTCTCTGTGCATTTTCTTCGATTAACCATACTGAGATATCCCCTGATAATTCGTAAGCCAGTCCAATTAAACTCTCTATTTCAGGCTGGCCCGATATGCGTTCAGCATTGAGCTGGAATAAAAGGGCGTTTAGTTGGTCACTTTTTTTTGCAACAGCTTCTAAGTTGAGTTCGTGAGCCATAATTAAGCCTCGCAAGGAAATTGTGCAGAGAAAATAACATCACCACCGAGTAATTCTTTAGCTTGTTCATAGCTGGTGGCTATAACTTCTTTTTTCTCTGGACACTCTGTTTTAGTCCAGAAACGAAACAAGAACATAGGTAACATTACGCCTGTATGTATGTCAGGTTTCGGTAAATTAAGGGTTGCGGTAGAATATAAAATAGGCATATTCAAATCCTTTAATCACGTTTTGTGTTTTTATTAACACATATTTGTGTTTGTATTGCAATCACATTTTGTGTTTTTATTTTGGTTTTTGATTTAATTTGTTGTATTTTCAGATAATTTATTTTCAAAAAAAAATCTCAGATTGGAACTCAGATCACTTCTTTGGCGGGGAGAGGGTACAAAAAAGCCCTCGCGGGGAGGGCTTTTTATAAATCTATGGGTCTACCAGTTATTACGCAACTTTTTTACTACGTTTAGTAGCTGCACGTTCTTTGATTTCGCTCATAATTTTTTCAAGCTTTAATGCACTGGCATATAATTTGTTTAATTGTGTCATAGTATGTTCCTCATCATTCCATCACATCTTGATTGATGCAGTGGCTTACCTCATTTAAGTTATTCAGGATTGTTCCACATTGGGGTTATCAATGTATTTTTTCTGATATCATCATGCGCTTTATTGCAAGCATCGATATTGAATTTCTCAACACCAATCAGCAAGGATTCAGCGTATAACAAACCTTGTTTTACATTTTGTAGGAGCATTCTAGCTGAAATTGCATTTTCATCATCGGAAGATAAAAGATGTTTTTCGTATGCATTCGCATATCCATTCATTTGAGAAACTAATTTTTTCAGTTGCTCAATTGATGGATCTGTTAACTCATGCATTCCATCAATACCAAATTCTACAAATAATTCAGTTAAATCGTTTAGTGTATTTCTAACAATATTAACTATTTTTTCAAATCGAGCCTGTTCAATTTCAGTCATATTAAATTCTTGCATTTGTAAATTTACATTTAAACCACAAGCAAAGGTGAAATAGAACTAAGCTTAAAAATTGTTCATACACTATATATAATGGTTCTAGCTCACTTTTACAAGTGATTCACTGGAAAAACTGTGAATAACTTTTCTTAGTGGTGCGATAATTTACACTATGTGAATATAAAAATTAAGATGTATTTCCCTTATTTATGATCGATTTATCAAAACCTGTTGATAAGGCGAAGAAAATATTTTTACCTTAATGTCCACACCCTAAAATGTGTCGTCAGGCCATTGTGACTTGATTACCTTGCCTATGATTGTGCAGTTCCCGTTAATAGGGATCAGGTCATAGCGTGGGTTTAATGGCTCCAGATACTCAACTCCACCTTCTCTAATCAATCGTTTGAATGTGAACTCATCATTCAGCAAGCGAGCGACACAAAAATCTCCAAACTCCACCTCTTCATCAGGATCAACCAAGATAAGCATTCCTTCAGGAAAGCTTGGTTTACCTCCTGGTGGTGCTGTCATTGATTGACCTTCAACCTCTAACCAGAAAGCGCGCTCACTGGCTTTCTTAGCCGTAGGAATCCACGACACAGCATCTTTCTGAGTATATGAGTTAAATTCTGTTGAGAAAGCGCCGGCCTGTACCTTCGTGAATAGAGGGTATTGATAATTACTTATAACTTGTTCGCTTTGTGAGCCAAACATCAACTCTGCAGGGGATACCTCTAGGATCTCACTAATTCTTAATGCATCGTCAGCACTAATTTTTCTCTCACCAAGCTCATAATTTCCTATTCGTGACGCAGACGAATATCCACACAGTTTTGCCAACTGAGCCTGACTAAAACCTTTAGATTCGCGGATAGATTTCAATCTCTCCCCGATAATTTCATTAATCTTTTTCATAGCCATTATTTAACACAAAACGTGAATAAAGTAATTAAACAAAATGTGATTGCATAATAAACACATTTTGTGTTTAATGTATATAAAAATAATGGATGGAAAATATGAATAAAATTTCAACGCAACGTAAAAAGCTTGGAATATCACAAGCAAAACTTGCCGCACATTTAGGCTGGGGACAGTCAAGAATATCCAATTATGAACTAGGTATCAGGACTCCAAGCCTTTGTGACTGTCGTTCAATCGTAGCTGCTTTTAATGAGTTAGGTAGTAATTGCTCCCTGGATGATTTGTTCCCCTCTAAATATGGTTATGAGTCTAATGCCATGAAGAATCAAGGAAACTCTCATGCACCAAATCAACATGCCGATGCCTGATCACTACTTTCCTGATGATGCCAAGTGGATTCAGGAACAACTTACAAAGTTAAGCCCAAGCATGAGGCAGAAGGCATTAGTTAAATATTCAGAAGTGTATCAAACAGAATGGGAGCGTGAACAAGTTCCCTACCGTAAAGACAACAAAGCTCGTCATGAGGCTAACGTCAGATTAAGAGAGTTCATAAAGCGTTATCAGAGAGCAATACAAGGGTACACAGCAAAGCCGTTATCGATTTAGTAGTAATTAAATTTAGGAGGTATTGGAAGTTAAGACGTTTAGCCGTCTAGATTGTTTTCTGGGGAAGAGGGGGAAACTTTCTAGGGGGGAAAGGGGGGTGATCTTTGAAAGGGGTGTTAGGGAAGGCACCGCCAAGGGAGTGAGTAGATCTTAAATATAGATCTCTATAGGAGTTAAAAAGCCAACAGCCGTTTAGACGTCCAAAGAAATAAAAATAAATCCCTTCCTTTGGCAATGCTAATTATCAGATGAGGAAACCGATGTTAACAATCACACCAAATTTTGCACAGGAACGCGGATTGACGATGTTACGTCAGGCATGGAAGCAAAATAGAACATTCATGATTTATAGCCCAACAGGAAGCGGGAAAACGGCATTAGCTGCGTTTATTACTGATGGACATGTTCAGCGTGGAATGAGAGTGATGTTTCTTGTTCCTTATACAATTTTGATTGATCAAACAGCCAGTCGTTTTATTGAGTATGGCTTGCCAGCCGAAGAGATTAGCTATGTATGGCGTGATCATCCTAATTACGATCCGACTCGTTTTATTCAGATAGCGTCAGCAGATACTATTATTCGTAGAGATTTTCCAGACAACATCGATTTACTCATTATCGATGAGGCACATTTACGCCGTAAGAAAATATTAGAAGTGATCAGTGAAAGTGAATTCAAGGTAATTGGTTTGTCCGGTACGCCTTTTGCGCCATTTCTTGGTCATTACTACGAGACATTGATTAAGCCCACTACGATGAAAGAGCTGATCAAGCGTGGTGATTTAAGTTCATACGAGTTCTATGCACCGACTAAACCCGATTTATCAAAAGTGAAATCGTCCAGCAACGCAGAGTTCGGTAGTGATTACAAAGAAGCCGAGATTGCTGAAATCATGAGTGGTGCTGATTTGGTGGGGGATATTGTTGATAACTGGCTTGTTAATGGACGAAATCTCCCTACGATTTGCTTTTGCGTGACAGTCAGTCATGCCAATTTTGTCACCGTCGAGTTCAACCGTGCAGGTGTGAATGCTGAGGTGATCACCGCAGATACGCCACATGATGAGCGTCAGATCATTATTCATCGGTTTGAGCAGGGCGCGACCAAGGTGCTTGTAAGTGTAGGAACATTGATTGCCGGCTTTGATAGTGATGTCCGTTGCATTATTTACGCTCGCCCAACTAAATCAGAGATTCGTTGGTGTCAGGCGATTGGAAGAGGATTGCGTACTGCACCAGGGAAAGAAACTTGCCTTATTTTCGATCACTCCGGTTCTGTTCACCGCTTAGGTTATCCCGATGACATTGAATATAACGAACTGCCCACCAAAAATGATGGTATGAGTGAATCTTCATCTAGCCGAGAGCAAGAAAAACGAGAGAAGAAACCGAAAGAATGTTCTTCCTGCCACTACATGAAGCCTGCAGGTGTTTATGTTTGCCCTAAATGTGGGTTTAAACCTTTAGTGGGTGAAGATATCGAAGTTGATACTAGCCGAAACATCAAAAAGCTAAATAAAAAAGAGCGCACTTACACCCGAGAAGATAAACAAAGCTGGTGGTCCCAATTGAAATACTACCAGAATCAACGTGCGACACAGGGTAAGCCGATCAGTGACGGCTGGGTTGCTAACACCTTCAAAGATAAATTTGGCGTATGGCCACAAGGTTTCCATAACACACCACAAGAAATCACGCCTGAAGTGAGTAATTTCATTAAATACAAACAAATCGCCTTTGCTAAGTCTCGCAAGAAGGCGCAAGTCAATATTCAAAATTTACGCACTCAAATTAGCCACCAGCCACAGCAAGGAGGTTTACTGTGAATACAATTGATGCCGTAAAAGGGCAATGGGAAAAAATATTTGCACATTATGGGTTACCTCCTATAACAGGGCGTAAACACTTTAAAGGGAAATGCCCTATCTGTGGTCAAAAAGGAAAATTTCGTATTGATGATAAAGACGGTAGAGGAACTTATATCTGTACGTGTGGTTCGGGGAATGGATTTCAATTACTGGAAAGGACACAAGGTAAAGACTTTAAAACACTAGCAGATGAAATTGATGTATTGATTGGTAATCACCGCGAAAAAGAGATACCGACAACAAAAGAAAAACCAAAAGGGAATTTATTTCAACGTATCACAGGCTGTTATTCCAAACTATCTATACTGAAAAATACACCCGCCATGCAGTATTTACAGAACCGAGGTATTTTTGAATTACCAGCAGATAATGTCCGTTATTGTGATCATCAACCCGTTCGAAATAGTTCTGACAAATTTCAAGCTATTTGGTCACTAGCTACTGATGCTAAAGGGCAACTTTGTTACCTGCATAGAACGTATTTACAAGGGGATAAAAAAGCCCCTCTTGATATCGTGAAGAAAATGACAGCAGTGCAGGAAGATAACTATTTAGAGTATGCAGAGTCCGTTGCGATAAGAATGTTTCCTGTCGATACCACGCTTGGCATAGCTGAAGGTATCGAGACGGCACTTTCCTGTAAGCAACTCTATGGTGTAAATACTTGGTCGGTCATCAACACTAACTTCATGAAGAAATTCAAAGCACCAAAAGGTGTTACCCACCTTGTTATCTTTACAGATATGGATTGGAATGCGGCAGGTCATGCTGCATCTATGGAGTGCGCACATAAAAACCTACTTTCTAATAATGATGTAGAAATAGTTAGTGTGAGATGGCCCGATGAAGGTGACTTTAACGATATGCTCACTGAAGCCTGCGAAGTAAGAGAGTTAGTATTTTCAAGACAACATAAGGAAGTGGCGTAATGAAACTCGAATCAGCACTAAAACAATTTTATCCTAAGTCACCTACATTCAGTGACAGTTCTTGCTCTACTTCTCCTGACAGATTGAAAGGAATGGATAGCGCTGGGGCATTAGGAATGACAGAACATCGCGCTAAATTTGGTATGTCTGCTTTTTTTGCTAAGAATGATGTGAGCGAAGAGGACAAGTTCAGCACCGTAGAGCAGTTAACACGGTATGCACTTAAAGTTACCCCTAAGCTGGTGGCAAAATCTGCGGGTAATAAATTGGGTTACTGTTTAGTAATACTCGCAAAAATGGCCTTTGAAGATTATGCCCGTTCAGCGGGTTCGGTTTGTGAGTGTTCAGCGTGTGCAGGAAAAGGGTTAATTTACAGTCGCAAGGATGTCGTTAAGTACCAAGGGAAAATGAGTATTGATGGAACTGTTATCATTGAGCCTTGGACTGAAAAAGAAAATGTCGGTGAGCTGTGCAAAGCGTGCAATGGAAAGGGGAAACTAACTTATCGTTGTCGATGTAAAGGGCGAGGTAAGGTGTTAGATGAAGAACAAACGGAATTACAGGGTGGTATGCCTGCATTCAAATATTGTCCTCGTTGCTCAGGGCGTGGCTATAGGAGAATGCCTTCTTCAGTCGCATATCAATCCATTAGAAAATTGTTACCAGAATTAAATGAGAGAACATGGCGCAGAAACTGGAAGCCGTTCTACGAAATGCTAATCAGTAAGTGCTTTAGTGAAGAAGGTAGCGCGGAAGCTATATTTAATAGGATTACCAAATAACTGGTTATAAAAACAGTATTTGCTTGCATTTTGTCCGTGATTGCCTTATTATCACCAAATAGTGGGCAATTTATTACTTACCACACTTAATTTTATCAAGACCTCGCTTCGGCGGGGTTTTTTATTGGCAATTAGTAGATAAGACTTGCTGTTCTCCTTGGTCAGAGTTACATGTGTAGTTATGCACAATAACTAACCAAAGGTATAAAATATCATGTTAAAACAGTGTGATATGACAACACAGGCAAGTTGTGTACTTGAAACAATCTCAAAAAATGATTGGCAAACAGTACAAGCAATTTCAAATCAAACTGGGCTAAGTAATGAAAATTGTGAGTTTTTATTAACTCAGTTTGAAATAGCAGGGTTTGTCGCAAAGCAAGGAAATAGCTATATGCGTACAGCCTAAAAAATATAAAGAATTTATAAAGCTGGTGGCTTAACCGTCATCGGCTTTTTTATTGCGTAGAAAAGGACTTCTGATGCAACTAGTTAATGACGACGCACTATCTGTATTAAAAACACTACCTGATAACAGTATTGATTTAATCGCCACGGATCCACCGTATTTCAGAGTGAAGTCGTGCGCATGGGATAATCAGTGGGATAATGTTGAGTCGTATCTGTCTTGGCTTGATGAGGTATTAGCTGAATTCTGGCGGGTATTAAAACCCAATGGCAGTTTGTATTTATTCTGTGGTTCTAAATTGGCGTCAGATACTGAATTGCTTGTTCGCGGGCGATTTAATGTATTAAGTCATATTATTTGGGCTAAACCATCAGGACCATGGAAACGGCAAAATAAAGAAAGCCTGCGCACCTTTTTTCCTTCAACAGAACGAATACTTTTTGCTGAACATTACCAAAAACCAGTCACAGCTAAAGGTTCTGAATTTTCGTTAAAATGTAAAGAGCTAAAGCAAAATGTATTTAAGCCATTGATTGATTATTTTAGAAATGCTCGTTTAGCACTGCAGGTGAGTGCAAAAGAAATAGACCAAGCAACAGGTAAGCAAATGTGCAGTCATTGGTTCAGTAATAGTCAGTGGCAATTACCTAGCGAGGAGGACTATAAAAAGTTACAAACACTGTTTACACACATTGCTGATAAACAAGAAAAACTATCACCGTTATCCCGCCAGTTTACCGAGTTAGAGCGTGAGCAGGTTACATTACAAAAAGACTACCAAGAATTAATAAAAGAATATGGGTTATTAAGGCGACCATTCTTTGTAACTGCAGATGTGCCTTACACCGATGTGTGGGCTTATCCACCTGTTCAGTATTATCCCGGTAAACACCCTTGTGAGAAACCATCAGCTATGATGGAACACATTATTCGCTCAAGTAGTCGCGAAGGGGATCTGGTTGCTGATTTCTTTATGGGATCAGGAGCAACACTGAAAGCAGCACTAAAACTTAATCGAAAGATTTTAGGTGTGGAGCTTGAGAAAGAGCGATTTGAACAAACCAAACAAGAAATAAAAGCGCTAACTTGTAAGTAATTCTTACAGGTTCAACTATCCGGAATTTCCGGATAGTTCACATATTCGGTTATTCCGAACAGCTCATTCAGAAGATCGCTTAGGCGGTCTTTTTTTCGTATATGCCGACCACAGAACAATTACCCTCATTATCACGTTCGCACACGAGCTGTGAGTCGGCGTTCTATTAACTAATCAGGACTACATATATGCAAGAGCCGTTAACAGGCACAGCAACCGCCTCGTTAGCGGGTGTCTCTATTGTAGGTCTCTATTCAGGTATGGACGCAGGCGTTGTTATCGGTGCGTTCGCAGGGGCGGTGATATTTGTATTGTCTGCTCATGATATTCGGCTGTTAAAGCGATGGGCGTATTTCACGGTTGCATTTGCGATCGGGATATTAGGCGCTGATTTCATGTCGTCACTACTGAGTGGCATTGTTGGAGATAGAGAGGTTGATCGCTCTGTTGGTGCAATGTTCTCATCGGCTGGTTTGGTTGGTGTTTTGGTAACAATATCTAAACCAGGTGCGCTCACAGACAGTATCAACAACGTTATTAACAACCTGATAGATAAATTCAGAGGAGGTGGAAGGTGA